AGAGTTTTACTCTGCATCTCGAGGAATTTTGCTAAGCCTTTGGCCCTATCATAAATCTCCATCAGTTCCCCCCATCTCCCAAAATTGGGGTGGTCGGGTTCATGACGGAAAGCCCTGACTCTCTTGAGGCTCTTCGCAAGGTAAACCTTGCAAAGGCTCTCGATTGTGGTTCCGGTTTGTTTTCTCGTTGTCGGCCGTGTCATCATGGGAGGGGTAATCCCTCCATTCATGACTGCGCGGCAGTACGCCGAGACCAATTGCGGCACACCACAGTTTCGTGTGGGTGTTGGTAGTCCCAAGCCCCCTAGGGGACTTGGAACATAACACCACCTACCAAACCTGTGGAGCAGTTTCCCCAGAATGGGTGATGCGTTGACCAAAATGGTCACACGCCTCCTCCCTTCCCGGAGAATCTCCCGCTTCATCGTACTCCCTATGGAGAACGCTGCTGGCTCTCCACTCTCATCAATTTTGGTGAGTTGGGTTAGCATCAGCTTCGTGCTCAGTGAGTAGGATTTTCTTCTGTATTCGTACCCTTCCGCTGTGACCTGCAGGGCATATGCCCTCTCGCAGTACAGGAGTGTGCGGTCAGTTACGAACGTCTTCGTCAAGTTGACATCCATGCCAGTTAGGCGTGGTATCCACTCGAGGTAGAGTTCAATCTGGCGGCCCGTTAAAAGGCCTCCAAGATCATCACCCTTAATCACAAAGGCCTCCCAGCTGATCCCTAATTCACGACATGCATATGCATGTATCAGTGATAGAGTTGGCCAGGAAGCACCTTTACCCAAGTCAGTTCCTCTTCCCACAGGATAGTGAACCCCATTGAGCTTAATCGTTCTTGCGGAACATGCATCCCTTGTGAAGCCGCGATTTGTCATAAACAACTCGATGACATCCATTCGGATTGTATCAGTTGCTGCTTTCAGATCAGCGGAGAAGGAATACAAGGCCTCCAAGTCCAGATGTGGCATCCTACGTTTCTCCGGTAACGGATAGCGCGGATTAACATATGGATTTGGCTTGACCTTAATTAAGTCGGGGTCCCCTGTAAGTGAATTCACTAAGCATGGGATTGCTCGCATCTCGAGGCGCAACAAAGCGCCTACCTGTTCGGCTCTGTAACCATCTGTGAGCGTGTGGATTGTCGCAACGCGACTCTTTCCACCCGGCTCTGGGATGGCTACCAAACGGGCAATGCCTGGATATATGGGCTTGGTTCGGATCTTCAGGGCAACTTCCATTGATGGCAGTTGCTTTAGAACCTCCTTCCTCAGCTCATCTGGGTTACGTTGGTAGAAGGAATCCAACGTCTGCTTGGGGACATGTGCCCCCACTACCGTTGAGAGAATCTTTGCCTTACCACCTTCACGGCGAGACACGTTACCAGCCGCAGCTGGACCGGCCAACCAACCATATGGTTGAGGTCTGTCCTTCTGAAGCGGGTTGTGTGTCTGAGTGACGTGGCCCATGTTGATCCAGGTGCTTGGCGGATCCAGATTACCAGAATTTTCTGGTGTCATTCTCCGCTTCACAAACTGAATCAGGGCCTCGTCGAGTGCCGATTCCGATGGAAGCTCCAATGCTCTCGAGGCAAAGCTCAGTTGAAGAAGGGAATCCTTCTTAAACAGTGCATGCCGCCGGAAAGCGGGGGGCAATAACTGCAAGACAAGGTGCCTCGCACGGTTCCGTTCACGCCTGTTCACAAATTTGTGAGACATGGCGAGTTGACGGCACGCGTGCAAGTGGTCCTTGAGCTCAGGCACGGTTGCGTTCAACCACAATTTTGTGGGAGGACACTTCTCAGCCTGGCGTCTTGCAGCCCTAGTCTGTGCGGACAAACGTGCTAGGACCAACCAGAGCTTACATCTGTAAGTCTGTTGGTCCATGACCGGTTGAACCGTCTTTCGTTTGGCCCCCCCGGGGCCAGACACTCTCTTGGGAGCGGAGGCTACGCGCTTGGGCTTAAAGTCCGAACGCTTCACCACGCACTGTGCTGGGGTTATCAATCCCAGCGCCCCTTGAGAATACCCAGACCTCACCACATAGTGGGGGACTGAGCTGGATGTGACAGCCTTCTGCTGCACTCCGGTACCTACCATCCCTGATGAGGGGGTGGTAGCCGCTAGTTGGGTTACCCCTGACAGCGCCACGTTACCCGTAACTTTGGGCTTAACCTGAAACGTCACGGTAGAAATTCTACTGCGTGTCTTTCGGGCTCCGCCCATCGTCGCGTG